TTGGAATTATCACTTGTTCTAAAATAAGCTATAAATGATCCTAATGGCAAGTTAGCAAAATTTCCATCACCAAACACCATATCTATTTGATCTGCTTTTCTTGTTACTATATTATAGATATTTCTTTGAGTTTTCGCTAATGAATTATATATTGCATTGTTGCCAGATAAAGAAGGAACTTTAGTCCATTGCTCTATAAATTGGCCAAACTCATCTAATTTATATAACCATACATCACTATCATTTATATTACCAACATTAAATGATTTAACATAATTTGTTACTGCATTACTTATTGTAAACTGTGATTGCTGTAAATCACCTTGTTTAAACAAAAAGAAAAATCCAGTATTACTTGATGAGTCACCTGCTCCATCTGATCTATATGCGTAAGTCAACCCTGTACCAGGAATCGGACTTGCTTCATAAATTGATTCTGAATCATTAATTGATAATGAAGTTATTTCAAAATTTCTTGATATTCCACCAATTGCTTTTTGAAATTTAAAAATCGGCAAGTCGGCTTGATTAGAAGAAAGAGTATATACTTCTGTTGTTATTCCTCCAATATCTCCTGCCTCTCTAGGCGAACCAAAAAGTTGTCCTGTTTGATTTGCCGCATTTAATATTGAAATAAATTGTTCTCTGTAATTTGAATTTACACTATCATTCCATATAATTGTTGAGTTAGCAAGATTTGTTCCTGTTGAATCATTAACATCTTGTGTAGTTGATATAGAATCTATTTTTAAAAGTCCTGTTGCAGGTTTATTTCTACTTGCATTATAGCTAATCAGTCTTGCCAATCTTAAAACTGAATTTCTTCTTTCTGCTGTTTCTAAAAAGTTTTCTCTAGCATTTAAATCTACTCTAAAAGAAAGTGATTGAGCAACATAAGCAATTAAATCAATAAGTGCTACATACTCCGAACTTTCAACAAAGTCATTAAAATCATCTGGGTAATTTTCACGTAGATAAGCCACCATTGTTCTACGCAACGTTTCAAAATCATAAGATTTGAAATCTGCCTGCTGAAATGCTTGATAAATTCTCTTCCAATCTTCAGCAACTAATAATCTATTCTGTCGTTCTGTTGTGGCCATAATATGTTTACATCAATATTTATAGTATTAATTATATGCATACATTAAGATAGACGAAGTAATGAATCTTCATCAAATTGGAACTGTAATTTTTCAGTAATATCTAATGGTACATACGTAATTGTTGCCTGTATAGCTATGCCATAATCTGCTTGTGAAACTCTAATTTCTTGTGCGTTTATACGTGGATCAACATTAAGATTTTGCGTAATATCCTCAACAATAGCTTCTTTTACTTCCTCAGTAAACGGCTCAAACAAACAATCATATATTATTGTGCCAAACTCAGGATTCTCAACTCTCTCACCCTTACGGATTGACAAACGATTTATAAGATCTTGTTTAACACACTCAAAATCATAAGTCTTAAATCTCTGATTTTCGGATCTTGAACTAAATCCTTTAAATGTAACTCCTTTAGAATTTAAATTTTGTCCTTCTCCTGCTTCGTATGCCATTAATTTAATCTCCTAAAATCTACATCCAATTTACTGTAATCTACCATGTAAAATCCTGTATCTGTCATTTGTCTTGCCTGTGGAACTTCTTGTGCCATTACACCTTGATATGTCCCATCAGTATGTTTGTATTTAAACCTGTAAATATTAATACCAGACGGTGATTTACCAACTAATTGTATATCTTCTTTTAAACGTACATCGCTCCAGCCACTAAAGAAGGAACTTACTGCTGTGATCCCTCGTGATGCCCAAGCTCCAACGGCTTTTTGTGCTATTCCTATATTAGACATAATTGCTCCTTGAAGCGGGGTTCCAGTACCGTGTACCGATTTTCCTAAAAAACCTTTAGACGCTCCAAGTCCTCCAAATTTTGATGCAAGTTTTGTAACTTCCATCATTCCTGTTATGCTTCCTGCTGTTATATTTTTATACACTTGGTTTATTTGGACAATATTTCCAATTGTAGATGCACCAATTGTTTTTGTGAGCATCTTATTAGCCGCGTCTGAAGCAAATGATTTAACACCATCTATCGCTATGGTTTTTGCATTATTTTTTAAATTTTTTAAATTACTTATATTACCATGTAGTGATTGTCCTATTGTAAACAATTGTCCGGCTTGATTTACAAATACATTATCTTTAAACAGGTTGGCAGTCTTACTTGTAACCCCTTCAATAATTTGAGAAGATATTTTAGATGTAAAATCATTTTTAATAGTTTGTACAGAATCACTAATATTAAAATTTTGAAGTTTATTACTAATACTATTTGCAGTGTCCCAAGCGTTACCAACTTGATTTACAATACTAAAATTCTTATCATAATTTACACCAAACTCAGATAAAAATTCTTTTGCTTTTTCAGCGTCTGTTGAATTACCCATTTTTTTTTGCACACAAGCAAAAGCATCTGCTTGATATTGAGCATCTCTAATCGATTCAATTTTTGATAATCTATTTTGTTGTGCTATGTATTCTGCTGTGCCTGGCATAGTAGATAATTTAGACCATTGTTTTGTATCATCAGCCGAACCACATCCTGGAATTAACTCTGGTGTCGGAAACCCTGTAAATCTAGGCATCGGTTCGTGCGTAACAAGTCTATGTACAGTAGTTTGTGTTTGTGGAATTCGAGAACCAACCTCTAAAGGTTTAGTTCCTTTTCTATTTCCTAATTCAACATCCAATTCAAGACTTGGCAATACTCCAACTGCTTCTTCATTCAACCACTCTGGTCCCCAACTTGAACTTGCACCTGTGGAGTTAAAGTGTACTTGTCCCCCTGCTAAATGGAAGTCACTGCCTGAACCATGTAGTTGCATCGCTGGTGAATAAGATGAAATTCCTGTTTTTCCATAACTCATAATTCCACCTTCCTGTGATGTATTGAATATTCCTTTTTTACCCATATGCATTTGATAATCTGCAGATGTAATAATTTGTCCAGGATTTGCTGGAACTTTAACACCACCTATTTTGATTTTAGATGCTTGGCTCGGCGGACCACCTGTGGCTCCTCCTTGAACTTTCATTTGTTCTTGATCTGCTAAATCAACATCTTCTTGCGTATAAAGTACTTCTGGCGCTCCTCCGGCTACCATTCTAATTTGATTGCCAGCATGAAAATTAATATTTGCATCACTATGTAAGTTAAAGTCCTTTTCTGTTCTTAGATTAATACCACCACCTGAATATACATCTATTCTTCCTTCTGAATTCATTTCAATCCAAGCATTACCTGAAGCATTAGCAATATAAACAATACCGTCTTTATCATGCATTAAAAGTTGATGCCCTGACGCTGTTCTTAATCTTATTAATTGATTATCTCCAGATTGATCCCCATCGTCCATTGTAAAAGAATGTCCTGGGTACCTATCAACACCAACTGGTGTTCCTTCTAATCCTATGGGAGGTCTTCTAGAATCTGCTCTAAGTCTACCTGGTGTGCTTATACCAAAAACTTGACTAGGAGTTTCTCTTCTAGCTGACGAAGTTGTTGTACCACGCACAGGATCTTGTATCAATCCCTGCCTCATTAACTGATTTGCTAGATCTTCGTTTACTGGATATCTCCAGTGGGCCTCTGACAATATACTTTCGCCCTCGCTATATACTCTTTTATTTTTTTCAATAACAGGTAAAACTTTTGTACCATAATTTAATTCTCTTCTATCTCCGGCCGCGGCTGGTCCTCCACCTTTTTCATCTAATTTTGATTCAAGACTAGAAGCCAATCCTGGTACCATGTGATTGGTTAATGGTTCTTGTACGCACCCAATCCAAAAAGCGGATGATTGATCTTGGTGTCCTTTAGCAAATATTACTAGTACGTTAGTTCCTATATCAGGTGGTACTGCCCACATACCATATGCCGTTTGATTCTCTCTAAAACTATAAGGTTTGTTAGAAACAGATTCAAACGGTTTTACTCCATAAAAAGGTGACAAATATTGACACCAAATAACGTTTCTTGCATCTTTATTAGTTTCAGGTACATGAGACTTCTCTGGAAGTAACACGCCTAGCCTACCCATTTTAAGTGGATCATGGGTATTCTTAACAATTCCAACGTAAGGACCTATATCTACATCAGAATACTTGCCCGAAAATTCTTTTAAGTTATCCTGTGAGTCTGT